CAATATGGCAAACCTTCCAACAAACACAATTGAATTAGAATACTATCTACACGATTTATTCTTAAAAGCTAATAACAATTTAACACATAGAAATATCGGTCCAAGGGTTGGTAGGTATTTATGTAATATGAGAGCACAAGGTATTCTAAAATCTTTTGATTACCAAAGAGACTCTGATAATAAACTAAAGACAATCATCACTGTGGGGTCAGAACCTACCCAAATTTCAACGTTCAAGGATACAATGAACAGATTGTACCTACAAGAAAAGAAGTGGTCTAAAATCAAATAATATGGGTGTAAGGGATTGGAGATTTTTTGATGGGTATTATGAAGAAGATGCAATTGCACCCACAGATGATTTCTATATTGACCCACGTCGTGTAGTAAGATTAGAAAGACCACCCAATGATGAATGGTGGGATGATCAGGAAATAGTAGATGCTATCAATAGACAAACTCAAGATAGACAAAGACATTAAAGAACGTTCTCTGCGTGAAAAAAAGTAAGGGTAGCTGGTTATTGTTAGGTCACTACCCTTTACTTTTTTGAATTTAATTAGTATTTATATATGGGAGGGGGGATAATTCTATTCTATACTATTATTTGTTTGCCATAAACATTTGTTAAATCTTCCCCTCCTTATTTTTTTATACGGATTTTATTTCGTATATTTGAATATAAGTCTTTCATAGACTGCATATATAGATTATTTTTACGGAAACCCTACTGATTTTATTGGTAGGGTTTTTTGTTTAAAATAAAAAAGGACCCATAAGGTCCTTCTAATATATTTGGTAAGAGGTATATTTAATTTAATCCAAATTCTTGGAAGTGTTTTATAATCATTACTATATCAAATCCTAAAGCAAAGATTACCCACGCAAGTGCAAGACGTAGATAGACATAGAATATCTTATCTATAAGTCTACTTCTCGTCCCACTTGGACTTACATATAGCGTATCCTTGTTCTTGTCCATATTCATCAATTATTGCAGAAATACATCTACTGATATATTTATCTTCTTCTTCACCACCATCAGGTGATGGAATTGGAAATCCTTCCTTTTTTATGTTTTGTGTTTTCAATCTAATATTAATTAGATTTTCTAAATTGAATCCCATTATTTGTTTAAACTTAATTCAAATTTTATTTGGTATAAGAATTTTTGTAGGTCATCTACTTGATTCTGAATCCAACTTTCAGTTCCTAATCCTAATCTTTCCGCTTGAATATATTGACAAAGACTCTTAAGATATTCCATTGATTGACCTGGTTTCCAATCTACTAATGGTTTGGTTGTATATCCAATAATACGTGGACCATATCCTTCAAGACTCTCAACAATACCATCTATATGATTTGTGATACCTTCATAGAAATGTCCCAATGCTTTATGTTCAGAATATATTTCTGTTTGATTATGCCATATGTGACCTTGCGTTTTAGCTTGGTGTAATACTGATATAAATTCTGCGGGTGTTGCCATTTTAAAATATTTTTTTTAATTGATTTAATGATACTTCTTCGTTCAAAAGAAAATGGGCTGTGTAGTTATGATGAACCCAAGCTGTTAATTGACTTTGAGTTATTTTATATTTTTTGTCTAAATCCAATTCAAGTATCCTTTCAAAGTACTCGTTTTTCATTCCAAGATTTAATTCATCTTCTGTTGGTTTTGGTAGTACGTAATCTACTTTCATAATCCGTTGTGTTTTTTTAATTTTCTATTTTCCGTCATTAGTTCTTCAACCTTCTTTTCAAGATCTTGAACCTTTATATTTAATTCGTGAATCTCACCTTTTAAATCTTCTATAATTTTAACATAAACATTTACCGCTAATTCTAAATTGCGTAAAACCTGATTGTCAGTTTCAGCATTGGTCTTTCTTTTTCCAACACCCCAAGCGGCAATACCTGTTAAAGCGTTTGATATGATTAATAATATTTCTGTGTTCATAACTTATTGATTATCATTTAATTAATAACAATCCTGACAAGGCGGGTTCTCGTGTGCCAATTCACTATACATAGGTATACCGTTCATTGTAGAATCACGATTACTGTAACCCTTACGAGTTGTGTTACGTAATACAATACCACTCATATATTTCTGTGTACGGTCTGGTATCATACCATCAATAGTTGAAGTTGTAACATAATCAGGGAATTTATTTTGACCTCTACCTGTTAATAGATAATCCAATAATCTGGTCATATAAAAATCTGCACGTTGTTTTTGTACGGAACGTAAATACCTCATCGTATCAATTGAAACAGATGTAGCATTTTCCATAGTTCCTTCCACAATACCGTTGTTCATTGTACGATACATAATGTGAGGTATTGCGTTGAAATATGAAGTCTGAATTAGATATGGTGCGATGAAATCGTTTACCAAAGTCAATTCGTCCGCATTAAATGTATTACCTGTTGCACTAACTTGGTACAATAAATGGTTATAAAACTTTGTACCCAATATGGTTTGAAGGTCAATATCTTGTGCGATTTGCACTTCGGCCTTCAATACATCCATATCAACATTCTTATTGATGTTGGTAAAGTTTTTTAGTTTAACTTCTGATATTAATAAAACACCCATATTAGTTATAATTTAATTCTTCTTCTCCTAACCACGCAACCAAATCTTCTTCAGCTAAACCATATCCACTCATCAACATATGTGATGCTTGTTCACGTGTTATTTTTCCTTTATTATATTCTCTGATGATTCTCATCATATTTTGATATTCTCTTCCTTTCAATCCTTTGATATGTTCATTCACAGGTGTTGCTTCAGCATTTACACCCGTAACAATATCAGTTTGATTTACATCAGTTGCATTTGGTATTACCGTACCTTCAGGTGTTGGGTCTAAATTAACCAACGCACGTATCTCATTTGGTGTCATAGATTCTAAAACCTTGTTCGCTACCAATGGAGAAAGTGAGTTGATACCATCCAATACTTGTTGTGCTCTATCATCTTGAGATGTTGCAGCCGCACCTTCATTAGGGAATATTGTTAATGGTTTAACATCCAATGTAGTTGGTCTTTCAAACTTCAATGAAAGTAATTTATTGAATACCGGTAAAATTTCATTTTGATATGGTTGAATTACCATCTTACGGAAATATTCCGAGTGTTGAGTAATCTCATCAGCACCACCCAATTTACCTGGTGTTGCAATACCGAATAGTTCGGCTGACGATACTCTATGTGAAGATAAGATATTACGTGTTACGTCATCATTTAACGTTTGGTAATAACTATCATTATCGTTACGTGGGATTTGAATAATCTCTGGTGCAGTTTCCTTACTCTCGTTGAATGAAATAATTGCTTGACCAGCATTATCTGTACCAGCATATTGTTCTTCTAAAGCACGAGTTAAGATACGTTGTTCTTCCTCACCTGGTATACCACCGTTCATATTAATGAATAAAGATGGTACCATTCCTGAACGTAAATTGTTCATATGGAAGTTCTTTGTTTCAATATCAATCTCAATTGCTCTTTGTCCTGCTGACCAATCTGGTACAGGATAGTAACTCATACCAGGGATATATGTTTTAAAATATAAAATTTGATTTGGGTCACTCTCTTTTTGATTGAAAGCTTTAATTTCAATAGGTGGGAATTTTTTAACTTGTTTCCAATCAGCTGAATAATAATAGTGTTCAATCTTATCGTCATCATTTAATTTACCACTTCTAACTTTACTAAAGTCAAGATGATAAATTTCAGCAATTGATTTACGGTCATTTGACCAGATAATATTTAAAGCAAATCCCCCAAACATCATAAAATCTAATGAAGCTTTCTTCATTATTTCAGATATATTCTCATATGGATTAACCAAATTAATAACCGCCATTGGATTATTATGTGACACCAATCCATCACCCATAATCTGATTTACTTTTGATGTAATTACAGATTTATGTATGGCACAGTTGTCATACAAATTAATGAAATATTCAGGTAATAAATTGTTTTCACCGTAGTAAACCCAATTTGTTCTTTGTAATACTTCAGAGAAGATAGGTATTGATGCCGCTTTAAATTTGACAGACTTAAATTCTGTCCTTTTTATTTCTTGACTCATAGTTATTCTTGTATGTAAATATAATTTTCATTCACCTCATTATCAGAAATATACTGTGTAAATGGATCAGTTTCAGCAGTTCCTTCTAAATACGCCATACCTGTATATACTAAAACATTACCAGATTGACCATAAATGTTCAATTGATACTGACCTTCATAATTCAAATCATTGTCGTTGAGAGGTAACACAATCTCACAGTAACGGATATTTTGTCCATACTGTGCAGGGTCTGATGTATTGATTGAATATAATTTAG